TGCATCATTCCTGGCACGTCATGCGAAGAATATCGCCAAAGGCAAGATGTCAGCAGCATTCTGGGCAGCCAAGGAAAAATGGCAGGGATAGTTATAGTGTGAAGGCAAATTAGCCTCATTGGTTAACAATGCCTGAAGAACAGAATCAAGAGCCTACATCACCTGATGTAGCCAGCAACACAGAAGCCGAAGCACTGAAAAGCAGCATTGAAGCTCTTGAGCGTAAAAACCATGAGCTGATCGGCAAACTCAAGAAAGCAAAGGCGGTGCCCGATGGGGTGGATATTCAGGAACTGCTGGACTTCAAGCGACAAGCCGAACAGTCAAAACTTGAATCCGAAGGAAAGTACACCGAAGCACGACAGGCTTTGGAGCAGCAGTTCCGTGAGGCGTCGGCGGAAAAGGACCAGCGCATTGCTGAACTTGAAGCAAAGGTGCGTGAACTGGAGCTGATCAGCCCTGCTGTTTCTGCCTTGGCTGACATTGTGCATGATCCTGATTTGGTTCTTAAAACCAAGCTGTCAGCCGACAAGATTGAGCGCGAAGCCGATGGCACTGTTGTTGTCGTTGATGGTTATGAGCGCAAGCCTGTTGCTGATTGGGCCAAGGCATCATTGCCCGAGTGGATGCAGAAAGCACCGAAGCCACAAGGTTCTGGTGCACCATCAGGCCGCAGCACTGGTGATATTCCTGCAGGGATGAAAAATCCATTCAGCCCTGATAACTTCAACCTAACGGAACAATCACGTCTGTTCCGCACTGATCGTGATCTATACGATCGGATGAAAGCAGCGGCTGGGCGTTAATATAAAACTACGGCAAAGCTACGCTGAGCCATATCGGGTTACGCCCAACCTGTAAACCCTTTTCGGTATCCAACGATGGCTACTCTCCGTAGCGACATCATCGTCCCCGAGGTGTTCACGCCCTACGTTATTGAAGAATCCACCAGAACTGATGCCTTTTTGGCATCTGGTGTGGTTCAACCAATGGCGGAGCTGAATGCCACTGAGGGCGGTGATTTTATTAACATCCCACATTTCAAAGCAAACCTGACCGGTGACTTTGAAGTTCTGTCTGACAGCACTTCACTGACTCCCGGCAAGATCACCACTGATCGGCAGACTGGCGTAATTTTGCACCGGGGACGAGCCTTCGAGGCAAGAGACCTCGCCGCACTTGCTGCTGGTAGTGACCCGATGGCTGCCATTGGCACCAAGGTTGCTAATTATGTCAACCACCAGCGTCAAAAGGATCTGCTGTCCTGCTTGGCTGGTGTCTTTGGTCCTTTGGGTTCTACCAGCTCTTCTGCTGCGTTCTTCCCACTGACCATTGATGGTGAGTCCGGCGACACTCCAACTGTGCTGTCCCCACGTCATGTTGCTGAAGCCAAGTCTCTGCTGGGTGATCAGGGTGAAAAGTTGACTGCCATGTGTGTCCATAGTAAAACCTACTATGACTTAGTTGAGCGTCGTGCAATCGACTTCATCTATGACAACACTGGTGCTGGTGACACCGCTGCTGATTCCGGTTCTACCGCGAACGCATTCGGCCAAGTCAGCGTGCCGACCTTTATGGGTCTGCGTGTGATTGTTTCGGATGATGTGCAGACTGCAGGTAGCGGCTCTTCTACTGAGTACGCAACCTACTTCTTCACCCAAGGCGCTGTTGCCTCTGGTGAGCAGCTTGCAATGCAGACCGAAACTGACCGTGACATCCTCGCCAAGAGCGATGCCATGTCAATCGACCTGCACTACTGCTATCACCCTGTTGGTAGCCGTTGGACTGCTTCTGATGTGAACCCAACCCGTTCACAACTGGAAACAGTTGGCAACTGGTCGAAAGTGTACGAAACCAAGAACCTTGGTATCGTGCGCGTGACCAACACTTCTAACATGGACTGAGGAGGTAACTAATCATGGCTTCTCAATTTGAAGTGTCTGCTGGCAAGGCTATCGGTTACGTCTCTGGCGGTGCCGTTACCCAAGCAACCAGCAAATCCACTGGCGTGACTCTGAACCAGCCTTGCGGTCAGATCACCACTGCTGACGCATCCCTTGCAGGTGGCGCTGAAGTTTCCTTCACCGTTACCTCTGACAAGGTTGCTGCCACTGATGTGGTTGCAGTTTGCGTGCAGTCTGGCGCTTCCACTGGTACTTACATTGCCAGTGTCAGTGCTGTTGCTGCTGGGTCTTTTGATGTGACCCTTTCCAACGTCGGATCTACTGCTGGTGAAGCACTTGTGCTGAACTATGTGGTGATCAAGTCTGCAGCATCCTGATGGGTCTGTACGCATTCCGACGATTGCGTGAACGTGAGGCTGCTGCTTCGGCAGCGGCCTCTGTTTCTTTAGAAGTTTCAGAGCCCAAGCCTTCTAAGCCTTCATCAAATGGCAATCACAATCGACGCAACAGCGGGCGGAGCAAGCGCAAACAGTTACCTGACGCTGAGTGATGCCAATGCCATCATCGATGGTTTGGTTGAAGACGGCGATGTGACTGCATGGGCTTCAGCTACTGATGACCAGAAGAATCGTGCGCTTTACACGGCTGCACAACGCCTTGACCGTGAGCGTTATCTTGGTGCAAGGGCAACTGATACGCAAGCAATGCAGTGGCCCCGCACTGGTGTAAGAAAGCCTGATACCTACATCAACACCTATGCTGTCGGCTTCCCGTTCAGGATTACGACGGATTATTTTACGGACACCGAAGTGCCGGATCAAATCCAGAAGGCACAAGCGATCCTTGCGGTGTACCTAAACAACAACAAAGACGGGATTGGGCTAAGCGGGTTGGAGGACTATAAAAACGTGCAGATCGGCCCGATCAACGTAACGCCTGACAAGTCCGGTGCTGTAGGTGCTGATCGCATCCCGCCAATCATTGAACGATACCTAACAGGGCTTAGAATAAGTGGACCAGGTAACATCGCAATTCAACGGAGCTGATCATGGCTAAGGGTTTCGGTCAAGGTGATGTTGGCATCGACTATACGATTGGCGCAGAAGTCATTACCGACACGGCTGCCCATACTGGCCGCTTCAAGCACATCGACTTTTTTGAGAACACAACGATCAATACGTTGGTCAGCGAAAACTACACTGGCAACAGCCTTGACGGCGAAACAATGCCTGCTGGCTTTCACATCGTGGGTGTCTTCACTAGCATTACGCTTCAAAATGGTGCTTGTATCGCCTACCGAGTCTGATGGCACTTGCTGATTCACTGCGAAAGGTTGCCAACAAAGCCATCGGCAAGTTTGGTGGTGATATCACGATTCAATCAGTGAGTCTTGGAGCCTATAACCCGACGACTGGAACAGCCACTGAGACGATCACGACTGAAACGGTCAAAGGTGTGTTGGAAAACGTCAACGCAGCCGAGGTGAATGACCTTGTGCGTGGTGATGACAAGAAGTTGACGGTTGCAGCATCAGCATTGTCTGCAGTGCCTGGACTGGACGATAAGGTGCTGATCAGTAGTGTGACGCATCAAATCGTGCGTATTGAAACGGTGGAGCAAGACAACCAAGCGATCGTCTACGAAATTTATCTGAGGGCTTGATGATGGCAAGAGAAATCAAGCTAGCGAAAATTGCTGACTATATGGAAGGACAGGTTGAGCAGTTGCTGCGTGCGACGGTACTTCAAACCGATACGTTGTTAAAGCAAAATAGTCCTGTTGATACCGGTCGATTCCGCGCAAGCTGGCAGGTTGGGGAAAATGCAACAGGCAATTACGATGCTGGGTCACAGCAAGAACCAGTTAATGCCAATCGTTCATTGACCAATCCGCCCGCAAAACCAGAAGCGCAAATACGCAAGATGAATTATTCGCAAGAAAAGCTAGGAAACTATTACAGCATCCACAATAATCTGCCGTATGCTGAACCACTGGCGGGCGGCTCCAGCAAGCAAGCGGATGCTGGATGGGTTGATCTTATCGGCAAAGAAATGCAATCCTATGTACGATCACAATATGAAAAGATCAAGAGGCAAGGATAATGGCAGCAACAGACCTAAACACTGTACGTTCAACGATTGAATCTAGGCTTGCCACAGAGCTTGCATTAAGTCCTGCCATTCCGGTTGTCTTCAACAACGTATCCTATTCACCAACGCCTAATTCATCATGGGTGCAATGCCTATTGAATTTTG